CCCTAGCGGTATTGCGTTTTTGGGCATTGGTGGCAACAGCGGTGGTAGCAACATGTGGTGCGGACATATTCAAAATCTGAGATATTGGCCCCAGCGACTCACCGATGCGGAAGTTCAGGCGTTTTCAAAATAACCCATCTTGACAAGCGCCTTCTTAGCGCATAATCTAAGAACTGTACCGGCCCAGTAGACCGGGGTTCCAATGGAACATAAAATGACTGAAGAAGTCCAAGCCTTAGCGGAAGTAGACTCCGCGCCTGCACCAGAAGTGACGGCCACTCCTGAGAATGCTGAAAACGCGCCGGAAGTCGTCGAGAGTCAAAACGAACAAGTCGAGGAGAGGAAATACTCCCAGGCTGAAATCGATGCGATGATCGGCAAGCGTCTCGCAAGAGAGCAACGTAAGTGGGAACGAGAACAGCAACAACGAGCTGCCGAAACGCAGATCGTCAAAGCTCCTTCGGCAACTTCTGCTGAACAGTTTGAGTCTCCTGAAGCCTATGCGGAAGCACTGGCGTATCAGAAAGCCGAAGAACTGCTCGCCAAGCGTGAAGCAGCCAAGCAGCAGTCGCAGGTCCTCGAGAGCTATCAAGAACGTGAAGAAGCAGCGCGGGACAAGTATGACGACTTCGAGCAAGTCGCCTACAACCCCAAGCTCCCAATCACCAACGTGATGGCCGAAACGATCCAGTCTTCGGACATTGGTCCTGAGTTAGCTTACTACCTCGGCTCCAACCCCAAAGATGCGGAACGTATCTCGCGCATGTCGCCCCTCAGCCAGGCGAAAGAAATCGGGAAGATCGAAGCCAAACTGGCCGCTGAACCTCCCGTAAAACGAACCACGTCAGCGCCTGCGCCGATTTCACCTGTCTCCGCACGCTCCACTGGAGCGCCAGCACTTGACACTACGGACCCACGTTCTATCAAGAACATGACGACCTCGCAGTGGATTGAAGCCGAACGTGCGCGACAGATGAAGAAAATGCAAGCAATGGCAAACCGCTAATTTTTTGAAAGGACTTTGAAATGTCTAACAGCATTCTGACGATCGACATGATCACCCGCAAGTCTCTCGAAATTCTCGAGAACAACCTTGTTTTGACCCGCAACGTGAACCGCCAGTACGACGACAGCTTCGCTGTTGAAGGTGCCAAGATCGGTTCTACCCTGCGTATCCGTTTGCCCGACCGCGCTCTGGTGACTGACGGTGCCGCCCTGCAAGTCCAGGACGACAACGAACAGTACACCACCCTGACTGTGAACAACCAAAAGCACATCGGCGTCAACTTCACATCTGCTGAATTGACCATGCAATTGGACGACTTCGCAGAGCGTGTCTTGAAGCCTCGTATTAGCCAGTTGGCCTCCAGCATTGACGCTGACGTTGCCAACGCATACAAGACCATCGGTAACTCCGTCGGCACTCCTGGCACCACTCCTTCGACTTCTTTGGTGCTGTTGCAAGCCCAGCAGAAGCTGAACGAAAACGCTGCCGTGATGTCCCCACGTTACGCCACCGTGAACCCTGCTGCCAACGCCGGTCTGGTCGAAGGCATGAAAGGTCTGTTCAACCCCACCGACACCATCAGCAAGCAGTTCAAGAACGGCATGATGGGCACTGGCGTGCTGGGCTTTGACGAGATCAACATGTCTCAGTCGATCAAGCAGTTCACCACCGGTTCGCGCACTGCCACTGGCGGTACCTTGTCGGCTGCTGTGACCTCCGAAGGCGCTACCACCATCGCTATCACCGGCGCTGGCACTTCGACCACCGTTAAGGCTGGCGACGTGTTCACCGTTGCTGACTGCTACGCTGTGAACCCACAGACCCGTGAATCCACTGGTTCGTTGTTCCAATTCGTGGCTTTGGCTGACGTGGCTCTGTCGTCTGGCGGCGCTGGCAACATTACCGTTGCTCCGATCTACTCGGCTGGCAACGCTTTGGCTACCGTGGACTCCCTGCCTGCCTCCGGCAAAGCAGTCGTGTTCGTGGGTGCAGCATCTACTCAGTACGCCCAGAACTTGGTGTACCACAAAGATGCCATCACCTTCGCAACCGCTGACTTGCTGTTGCCACAAGGCGTGGACATGGCTGCCCGTGCCGTTCACAACGGTATCAGCCTGCGCGTTGTTCGTCAGTACGACATCAACAACGACCGTCTGCCTTGCCGTATTGACGTTCTGTACGGTTACAGCACGATCCGTCCTCAAATGGGCGTTCGCCTCTGGGGCTAATCTGAAACGGGGACTTCGGTCCCCTTTCTCACATCTCAATTTTGAAAGGAAATTATCATGGCTCTCCCTAATGGTGCAGGTGGTTATCAGGTCGGCGACGGTAACGTCGGTGAAGCTCAACTGTTCGTGCAAGGTGCTCCTACGGCGTTGTCTGCTGGCGCTACTGCCACCGCAGCTCAACTGGCTTCGGGCATGTTTGTGTTCAACGGCACTGCTGGCAATTTGACATTGCCCACAGTTGCTGATTTGGAAGCTGGTATCAGCAGCGCCCAAAAAGTAAACGCAGCTTTTGACTTCATCGTCATCAACGCTGACGCTACGACCGACGATGTGACTTTGGTTGTCGGCACTGGCTGGACAATCGTTGGCAACGCTGTTGTGACCGAAGCTACTTCGGCCCAGTTCCGCGCCCGTAAAACCGGCGACGGTGCTTGGACTGCATACCGTATTGCCTAAATCTGAAGGCCCCTTCGGGGGCCTTTTTTAAGGAACAATCATGGCAAATACAAAAGCAGTTGGCGTTGCGTACGCCGATCCGTCTGTTGACAACATCCAGTACAAGCTGTACACAGTGGCTACTTTGCCCGCTGCCTCTACCGCTATTGCTGGCACCCGTGCTGCCGTTAGCGACTCGAATGCTGCTTATACCGCTGGTATTGGCGCAACCGTGGCCGCTGGTGGTTCCAATGTCGTTCCAGTCTTCTGTAACGGCTCCAACTGGCTCATCGGCTAAGTTCAAAGGCCCCTTCGGGGGCCTTTTTAAACTATGGTTATTTACCTGACACACCCCCTTCACGGCGCAAAAGTGGCAACGATGGACATCGAGGCCGAAGCTGATGAAAAAAATGGCTGGACACGCTACAATCCAGACACGCCTTCGGCTCCCGAAGAAGCGGCCAACACACTCGTTGTGAAGCGCAAATACACGCGCAAAGTTGAAGCTGAATCTGAAGGAGTCTAAGCATGACGTCTGCCATCTACGCCATTGTCAACAGTGTCACCCGTGACATGTATGTTGGCTCTGCCGTGGCTGTTAACCGCAGATGGTCAGCGCATCAATGCAACCTCCGCAAAGGCACTCATCATTGCAAGCATTTGCAAAACGCTCATGCCAAATACGGAGAACAGGCGTTTGATTGGGAAATCATCCAATTTGTTGATGACAAGTCAAAATTGATTGAACGTGAACAGTTTTGGATTGATTTTTTCAAGCCGTCTTACAACAAACGCAAGATTGCCGATTCATGCTTGGGTGTCAAACGGTCGCTTGAGTCAAGATTGAAAATGTCTGCTTCCCAAACTGGGAAAAAGCAATCAGAAGAAACCAAGGCCAAGCGATCTGCCGCGCTAAAAGGACGGTCACGGCCTTTGGCAGTCAGAGAAAAAATCAGCGCGTCTCATTTAGGAATTGTTCCCAATGACGCAACTCGTGCCAAAATGTCGGAATCGGCCAAACGGAGAAAACGCAAATGACCACCTACACTGCGGGGGATCAGATAAATCGGGCGTTTCGTCTATTGGGTGTGCTTGCTGAAGGGGAAACGCCTTCCGCATCGATGTCTCAAGATGCGCTAATGGCGCTAAACCAGCTAATAGAAAGTTGGAACATCGAGCGTCTGTCAGTCTTTTGCACCCAAGATCAAGTCTTCACATGGCCGTCTGGCCTGATCAGCCGCACCTTGGGTCCGTCTGGTGACTTCGTGGGCCTGCGCCCCGTCCTGTTTGATGAGGCCACATACTTCAGAGCGCCCAACGGCGTGTCGTACGGCATCAAGTTCATCAACCAGCAGCAGTACGACGGTATCGCGGTCAAGACCGTGACTTCCACGTACCCGCAGGTGATCTTCGTCAACATGACGTATCCCAACGCCGAGATGTTCCTGTACCCACGTCCTACACAGGACTTGGAGTGGCACTTTGTGTCGGTGCAAGAACTCGACAACCCTGCCACTTTGGCAACACCTTTGTATTTCCCGCCAGGCTACCTACGTGCTTTCACGTACAACCTGGCGATGGAGATCGCCCCTGAGTTTGGCGTGGAGCCAAGCCCACAAGTGCAGCGCATCGCCATGACCAGCAAACGTGATCTCAAGCGGATCAACAACCCTGATGATGTGATGGCAATGCCATACGCTCTGGTCGCCAACCGCCAGCGCTTCAACATCTACGCTGGTAACTACTGATGAAGTCCCCGATCCTCGGCTCCAGCTACGTGGCCCGCAGCGTCAACGCTGCGGACGCTAGGATGGTCAACTTGTTTCCCGAGATCGTGCCGGAAGCTGGCAAAGAGCCTGCGTTCCTGAACCGCGCCCCCGGTCTGCAATTGCTTAACTCGATTGGCTTTGGTCCGATCCGTGGCCTGTGGGCGTTCTCGTCCCAAGATGGCACTGGCTTTGTGGTGTCGGGCACCCAGCTCTACAAGATCGACAACTCGTACGCTCCCACGTTGATCGGCAACGTCAGCGGCACTGGCCCAGTCAGCATGGCCGACAACGGTACCCAGCTGTTCATTGCCTGCAATGGCCCCAGCTACATTTACAACAACAGCACAGGCGGGTTCGGTCAGATCACTGACCCCGACTTCCCCGGTGCTGTGACTGTGTGCTATTTGGACGGTTACTTCGTGTTCAATCAGCCAAACAGCCAGTTGATGTGGGTCACCCAGTTGCTGGATGGCACATCCATTGACCCATTGGACTTTGCCAGCACCGAAGGCTCCCCTGACGGTCTGGTGGCCGTGGCGTCCAACTTCCGCGAAGTCTGGGCCTTCGGCACCAACTCAATCGAGGTTTGGTACGACAGTGGTGCCACCGACTTCCCGCTTCAGCGCATCCAGGGTGCGTTTAACGAGTTGGGCCTTGCAGCCCCATACTCGGTGGCCAAGATGGACAACGGTCTGTTTTGGCTGGGTCGTGATCGCCGTGGTCAGGGCATGGTCTACCGTGCCAACGGCTACACTGGCCAGCGCATCTCGACCCATGCTGTCGAGTGGCAGATCCAGCAGTATGCCGACCTTTCCGATGCCGTGGCCTACACGTACCAGCAGGACGGTCACAGCTTTTACGTCCTGATCTTCCCATCGGCCAACACCACATGGGTGTACGATGCGGCGACTCAGGCTTGGCATGAGCGTGCAGGCTTTGTAAATGGTGCATTTACTCGCCACCGCAGCAACTGCCAGATGGCGTTCAACAACAAAATTGTTGTGGGCGACTTTGAAAACGGCAACATCTACGCCTTTGATCTGGAAGACTACTCGGACAACGGTGGCGTCCAGAAGTGGTTGCGCACATGGCGGGCTCTGCCTACCGGCCAAAACAATCTGACCCGTACATCACAGCACAGCCTTCAGCTCGACATCGAGTCGGGCACCGGCTTGGTGACGGGTCAAGGTAGCGACCCCGAGGTCATGCTGCGCTGGTCCGACGATGGTGGCCACACATGGTCCAATGAGCACTGGGCCAAGATGGGCAAGATCGGCGAATACTACCGCCGTGTGTTTTGGCGTCGCATGGGCATGACCCTGAAGCTGCGTGACCGTGTGTACGAGGTGTCGGGCACCGACCCCGTGAAGATCGCCATTATGGGTGCTGAACTGCGACTGAGTGGCACCAATGCCTAGTCCTAACGCAACACCCACGCCCATCACGCCCCCACGGGTGCCGCTGATCGACCCTCGCACAAATCTAATTGACAGGGCGTGGTACTTGTTCTTTTTGTCGCTGAACCAAGCGGCTCAGGTTGTTGACAACGGGGTCGATCTCGGACCCAGCACCGAGTCGCTGATTGCGTCCTACGACGCCGCGCTTCAGACGCTGGCTCAGGAAGTAGGTACTCAGCCGGTACCCGTGGATCAGAGCGCCGAGTTGCAAAAGCAGATCGAAGGGTTGCAGATGCAACCTCAGCCTCAGCTGGGCACACTTTCAGCAGTCAACATTGACTGGGTGCCCTATTTGGGCTTTGATACCGCGCCGCCTTGGGTTGGTACGACCGCTGGTCAATTTTGGTTTGACTCGTCCACAGGGTCGTTCAACGCCAAAATGGGTAATAACAACATCACCCAGCAAGTGGGTGAGGAAATGTTTGTCTACGGCAAAGCCTCTGCCACGATCACAGACAGCCCGTTGCAGATCATCCGCAAAACGGGCACCGTGGGCGCATCAGGTGTCATTACCTTTGGTCCTACGGTTGCAGGGCTGACTGATTCTGATGTAATCATCGGCGTTGCCACCGAATCGATTGCCACCAACGGGTTTGGTCGGGTCACAGCTTTCGGTGTGATTCACGGCATCACAACCAACGGCGCGGCCTACGGCGAAGTCTGGGCCGACAACGATGATATTTGGTACAACCCGGTCACGGGCAACCCAACCAAAACCAAACCCAGCGCCCCAGGCATCAAAGTGCGTGTTGGCACCGTGATCAATGCAGGCTCTGGCGGTTCTGGCTCGTTTCAAGTCTTGCTTCAACCTGGCTCTACGCTGGGCGGTACCGACTCAAACGTGCAGTTCGGCACCTTGGCGACCAATGATCTGATCCAGTACAACGGCACTTATTGGACCAACGTCACCCCAGCATCCGTGATCGCTGGCGCAGGCGGTGCCCCGGTCACCAAGACCGCAAACTTCACGGTTGCTGCTGGTGAGACTTGGCTGATCAACAACAAGTCGGGGTCATCCTGCACAGTGACGCTGCCGACTGCCAGCGCCAGCACTGGCCGGGTGCTGCACTTCCAGAACTATCAAGCTCAAACACTCGTGTCTGCATCCAGCAACGTGGTGCCCTTGGTGGGCGGCGCAGCTGGAACGGCAATTCTTGCCGCTGTTGCCGGGGATACCGCAACGCTTGTGTCTGACGGTACAAACTGGATAATGACACAATACGTACCCAATAACATCCTTCTTTTGGAGTAACCCATGACAGTTTCGGTCAAGGTTCTCGTTCCTGCGAAATACGCCGAGAACGCACAAACTACCCAGTACACCGCCACCGGTGTGACTGCCATCATCGACAAGTTCACGGCCACCAACATCAGCGCATCAGCCGCCACGATCTCGGTGAACCTGGTGACCACCGCTGGCTCTGCTGGTAACACGAACTTGATCACCAAGACCAAGACGCTTCAGCCGTCCGAGGTGTACACGTTCCCTGAACTGGTGGGTCAGGTCTTGGGAATTGGCGACTTCATCAGTACAATTGCTGGTACGGCCAGCGCTATCAACATTCGCGTCTCTGGCCGCGAAGTGACTTAAGGGGCAGCGTATGAGCTTGTGGACTAAACTCCGAGATACCGCAGAATCGGCGGCTGTACTGGTAGGTAACTATTATCTGCCCGGTTCCTCTGCAATCACATCCAAACTGACCAGCGAGGGGTCGCAAAAGCAGTTGGGCTCAACTGTTGGCCAACTTGCACAACTTGGCTCCGGTGGCTATGGTGCGCTTGAAGGCAACTTGGCCAATTACAGCACCGCTTACGACAAAGTTGCTGGTGCTTTCGGTGGTGGTAGCAGTGCAGGTATGACCGGTCAACAAGCCGTTGATGCGTTTAACGCAGGCAAGATTAGCGGCGCTGAATTTGAAGCACTGGCTTCTGGTAGCGGTACTACGGCAAGTTCCCTGTTGTCCGGTAAAGGTTTGTCGTCGTATTTGACGCCTGCCGCTATGCTTGGCAATTCGCTAATTGGCGCAAACGCCGCAAACAGAGCAGCAGATGTACAAGCAGACGCTGCTCGGTACAGCGCCGATCTCTTGAACCAGCAATATCAGCAAACTCGACAAGACCAGATGCCTTGGATGCTGGCTGGTCAAACCGCACTGAACAAACTGATTCCTTTGACGGACTATAAAAAGTTCGACATGACTCAGTTTCAGGCTGACCCCGGTTATGCGTTTCGTTTGTCCGAAGGTCAAAAAGCGATTGACCGCAGCGCAGCAGCCCGAGGTGGTTTGATTTCAGGCGGCGCTTTGAAAGCTGCTGCACGATACGGTCAGGAAATGGGTTCGCAGGAATACCAGAACGCATTTAACCGCTACCAGACCGAGCGTGCTGCACAACTGAACCCATTGCAATCTTTGGCTGGTGTCGGTCAAACCACGGCGCAAAATCTGGGCAGCTTGGGTGCTAATTACGCAGCCAACGCAGGTGAAGCAGCCACAGGTGCAGCAAATGCCCGTGCGTCCGGTTACATTGGTGGCGCAAATGCTCTGACCGGCGGCATCAACCAGTATTTGAACTATTCCAACCAGCAGGCTCAAAACTCATTGCTTCAACAAGCACTGATGCAACGACAAGCCACTGCGTAAGGATCACGTATGCCAATCAATCCCAATATCGCGCTGAGTTTCAAACCCTCGACGGAATTGCAGATGCAAGATCCGTTGGCCAACTACGGCAAGATTGCCGCTATTCAACAGGCTCAGAATCAAAACGCATTGGCCCAGTACCAACTGGGTGCAGCGCAGCGTGCGGATAAAGCAGCAACGGTTGCGAATGAGATGTACGCCAAACATTTTGACCCAAAAACTGGCGGCATTGACATGTCAGGTTTCGTCGCAAGTGCGGCAGCAGCGGGTCAAGGTGGTCTGATTCCAGATGCGTTGAAAAAAGAAGCTGATCGCGCCAAAGCATCAGCCGAATTGGCGAAAGCAAAAATCGAGGGTGCTGTCAAGACGACTGAGTACTACCGTAATCTGTTGACCAACGTGAATACCCCAGAAGCCGCGGCTCAGTGGTTGTCGTCACAGTATCAGAACGATTTTTTAAAACCTTTGGTGTCAAATGTGCCGTTGGAACAAGCGATTGGTGAGATCCCCACGGACCCCAAGAAGTTCCAAGACTGGAAAAATGCAAACGCAATGGGGATGAAAGATTTCATTACTCATTCGGAAACCGTGCGTCACAATTTGTCAACTGAGAAGACGGCGCAGGGTCAGTTGGGTGTGTCTCAAGGTCAGCTCAAAGTTGCTCAGGACAGACTTGCTCAAGATGCCACTGGTGTCGTGTACCAAGAAGACAGCCAAGGTAACGTGATTGCTCTGCCATCCAAGCTCAAAAAGGGCGAAGTGCCCACCGCTCGCGTGGCCGTGGCCCCCGGTGGCGGGTTTCAGCCGTTGCAGGGCAAGCCTTCGGAAGCTGTTGGTAAGGAGCAAATGTCGATCAACCAGCAAAAGGCGACCGTGCAAGGTGCGATTGATGCTGTCAAGGCTACGCCTGACGCATTTGGCTGGGCTACCGGTAACATGCCCGAATCTGTTCGGGCACTTATGGCGTCATCTGATGAAAATGAAGCCCGTGCATTCGTGTTTAACGTGGTTTCCGGTGTCATCAAGGAACGTGCGGGTACAGCTCAGTCAGCTGGTGAGGCAGCAACCCTCGCTCGATTCTTGCCTGCTGAAGGTGACACTGCCAGAATCATTGAGGACAAGTTGACAGGTTTCCAGAAATACCTGACAGCCAAAGAATCAGGCACCACCAAGAAACGTGGTGGCGTTGAGAAACCACCCATGTCACCAATGGACCAAGAAGCGTTAAAATGGGCCAACTCCAACCCTGCTGACCCTCGTGCAGCAGCCATCAAGCAACGACTGGGGATGTGACATGGCAGGCTTTGATCCCGATGCGTACTTGGCAAAAAGCGCACCATCGTTTGCACCCTTAGCGTTTGATCCTGACGCGTATCTGGCCTCGGGGTCAATTCCACGCGTTACCGGCAACCCATTGGTTGACCAGATCCCCGGCTCCAGCGTCAAGGCTCCTGCCGCCACGGCACCTGTCCCCAAGGATTTCACTTTTGGCCAAAAGGTCATGGGTGCTATTGAAACAGTGCCTGCGCTGGCCGTGGGTGCGCTGACTGCACCCGTTGTCGAAGCGTCTAAGATTTACGGTGCTTTGACCAGTGGTCAATTCGGTACGCAATCTGGCATTCGCTCAGGTGAAGAAACTGGCCGCAGGATGCAGGAACAGTTCTACCAACCTCGCACAGCAGCCGGTCAACAGTATGTTGGCGACATCGGTAACGCTTTGGCCCGTACAGGTCTGCAAGGCGTACCCATGAACGTGTTGGGCGATTTTCAGCGCGGCATTGCACCAGCCACTCGCGCTGTCACTGATTTGGCTGGTGCCAAGATTGCCCAGCGTGCCGAGGCCGCTGCACAACAGGCATCTGCGAAAGACTGGGCGCGTGCTCCTCAGATTGAGGCTGCTCAGGCTGCCCAGCGTCTTGGCGTCGCAGTCAATCCTGCTGAGGCCAACCCTAACGTCAAGACCAAAATGTTGGTCGGTGCTACGGGTGAAGCTGTCGTCAACGCCAAAGCGGCCAAGGCCAACATGCCTAAGTGGAACGAATTGGCCCGACAGGATTTGGGTTTGCCCGAGAATACCCCGCTGACCGCAGAAGCCTTTGAAAAGGCCCGCGCATCACATTCTGCACCTTATGACACCATTCGTAAGATCGGTGTGATGCAAGCATCCGACGATGTGTTGGGTGAGCTTGGTGGTTTGAAGCTGGACCCACTGTCCACCAGTAACCCTGAGAAAGCTGCCAAAGTTAACGCTGTCGTGGACCGTGTGACCTCTCAGGTTGCCGACGGATTATCTGGTGAAAACGTGGTGGGTCAGATTCGCGGGTTCCGCAAAGACGCCAACCAAGTGCTCAAAAACCCTAACGCCAGCCCCATCGACATCGATGTGGCTGAAACAAACCTGAGCATCGCCAACGCATTGGAAAACCTGATCGAAAGCAACATCAGCAACCCCAAAGCACTGAGCGACTTCCGTAAAGCCCGTACGGCAATTGCCAAGACTTACGACTGGGAACGTGCGACAGGCGTGACCACAAAACAAGTCGATCCTTTGCAGATCGCAAAGCTGGCGGAAAAAGGCAAACCATTGTCGGGCACATTGAACGATGTGGCTCAAATTGCAGGCAATTTCCCCGAGATTGCCAACCTGAACCTGCCCAAAGAACCTTTGCTGTATCAGCGCCTCCGTCGCGGCGGCTTCGGTGGTACAGCAGGTTTTGTGTTGGGTGGTGGACCCGCAGGTGCGGCGGTCGGTGCTGGTTTGACCAGTCTGGGCAGCGAAGGTGTGGCCAACATGTTGACCCGCCCCAGTGTGCAAAATCGACTGGCTGTTCCAACGGATCGTCGCATTCCGTTGCCGACGACTCCTGTTGAACCAATGGCACCGATTCCAAAGAGCCGTGCCGTTGTGCCATTCGACTATTCACAACAAGCCTTTGTGCCTCCGAACTTTGTGATGGTGGGTGAACAGTACGGTCCCCGTGTTGGCCCAGCGCCAGCGCCCATTGAGATTCAGCGTAGTCTGCCAGCACCCAGCGCCGAGGGCACCCTCAATGCCCTGCGTGCAGAAGATGTCCGCCGCGCCCAAATGTCCCGCACACTGGGTCAGCAGGCCGAGGCTCAAGCTGCCGCACAGGCCGCAGCAACCCGTCAGCCTGCTCGGGGTGGTCAGGTGTTCGATGTCGATCCAGTCACCGGTAAATTGGTGCCCGCCAGCTCAACTCTAAAAGGCGCAACCCCTGACATCCAAATTATCGAAAGCACTGGCAAGAGCTTGTCCGGTGCAGCCGATCTGTTGGCATCCGGTAAATCGCCTGCCCTGATGACAGCAGAGCAGCGGATTGCGTGGAACAAAACCAAGGTTGATTTGGCCGAAGTGATGCCTGGTTTGAAAGGGCTGGACGACAAAGCCGTTGCCACCAAGATGATGGACCGCGAGTGGGTTCAGCAGGCCATCGACAAGGCCACGCAAATGGCCAAAATGCAAGATGAGGCTATTGCACGTTCGACCAATGAACGGGCGCGTCAACTTGCCATGATTGAGCGTGAAAAGTTGCAAGGTAGTTTGGAGATGCTCGAGGAGCAGTATCGCAAAGCCCGTCCAGTCAAAACCGGTGGCCAAGGCCCCAAAACCCGTGCCTTCCAGCGCAACATGCTGCGTCCAGAGGGTGATGATATCCAAAACGCATTGGTGAAGTAATGGCCTTTGATGATACAAACTTTGACCCTGTGAAGTACGGCGTTCTCTGGGAGCGCGTGCAAGTAATGGACAAAAAGATGGACAAGATGGAACGCCAGCTTGAAGAACTTGTCGGCTTGGCCAACAAGTCCAAAGGTGGATTCTGGATGGGCATGATGATCGCCTCCGGTATCGGCGGCGTTTTCGGCTGGATCACCAGTCACTTGAAAGGTTGACATGAAAGACTACCTCATTGCACGCGCCAAAGAGCCATCGAGCTGGCGTGGCCTGTTCCTCTTGCTGACCGCCATCGGCATCCCTGTGGCTCCTCAGATGGCTGACGCCATCATTGTCATTGGTCTGGCACTTGCTGGTGCAATTGGCGTTGCTACTCCTGACAAATGACCTATCTGACACCTCATTTCACCCTCGACGAACTCACGGCCTCCGAGACAGCCGATCGCAACGGTTGGAACAACAACCCCAACGGTTACGAGCGAGAGAACCTCGCACGACTGGCCGATCTGCTGGAGCAAGTCAAAGTGGTGCTGGGTGGCAAGCCGATCATGGTGAACTCGGCTTTTCGCAGCAAGCAAGTCAATGATGCTGTGGGCAGTAAGGACACCAGCCAGCACCGCACTGGGTGCGCAGCTGACATCCGTGTGCCCGGAGTGACCCCGGACCAAGTGGTCAGGGCTGTGATTGCCAGCGGTATCCATTTTGACCAGATCATTCGTGAGTTTGACCGATGGACCCACATCAGTGTGCCCAACACAGACTCAACACCTGCCCGAAAGCAGGCGCTGATCATTGACAAGCAAACACCTTACGGTCGCCCGTTTGCGTAACAATACACGCAGGTAGTCAAGAAAGCCAACCACAGCAGGCCAAGGATGCTGATCAGCATCCACTTGGCCAGGTAGCGCAGGTAGACGCGCCACACAGACGGTGGCAGGGGATCAGCAGCACGCATCACAGGGCGATGTTTGGTCATCTTGTTCATCCGAAGGTTTGGGGCAATTTTCCGGTGGCACGACAACGCACCACACTGCGGTCCATGGTCCTAGATCAGCCTTTCGCCACCGGTCAATGTAGGCATCCGGCATTTGCTTAAGGGCAGTGCGCACAGCGTTTGACATGTCAACACGCAAGATCAGCGCCAATTCGTCCACCGTCATGCCGTCTTCGTGTTCGCGCAACAAGGCACGAATCTCAGGGTGTCGCGATTTGCTCACACGAACCCTTTCAGGTTTGGCGCTTTCCATCCTTCAGGCTTGCCAATCTTGCCGCCCTCAAGGATCACCGGCTTGCCGTCAACCAGTTTGGCATCGTTGCTGCCCAGCACCGCTTGATCTGCGGCGTCCTTGTCGAATCCAGCCAGATAAGCCACACCATCGCCAGTGACCTGAATGTCGCATCGAGCGTCCAGTGCGTCCACACGCAAATGGGTTGGAATGTAGACCGATTGTTCACGGCGCTTGAGCTTGCTGGCAAACCACTCGAGGTCGATGCGGGTGCGCTCCAGCAGCTTGGCGTACCCTTCGCTGTCGGTGCGCAGGGTCTTCAGGAACTCGCAGTATTCCTCGATGTCGCAACCAATCTGGACGCTCAGGTTCTCAGGTGTTGGTTCTTTGCCACAGGCTTTGAGCCACTCGGCAGTACGTTGGAACTTTGTTTTCATGCGCCCACCTGTTTCAATGCTGCTTGCAAGCCAGCGAGTCCACCGACACGCTGACCATCAATAAAAATCTGAGGCATCTGTCGGGCATCGGGGAACACGACAGCGAATGCCACTCGCTCGGCTTCGTCATCCAAACAGATCTCCTTGAACTCAAGGTCTTTGGATTTCAGCAATTGCTTGGCGCTGAAACAATTGGGGCAGTTGCTTTTTGTATATACAACAATCTTCATCACGGTTACTCCTTAGTTGGTGTTGCACAGTGTATCACACATTCTTGGACATGCGGTATTCTTTGATGGCGTTTCGCAATCCAGCTTGCGTGGTGGCCTTGTCATCAAGTGCCAGTGCCTGCGCCTGATCCAGTGTGGCTTGGCACATGATGCGGTGACAGATCACGGGCACCCCTTGACCTTGGCGGCGCACACGGGCGTTGAACTGCTCGTACAGGTCCAGTGACCAGTTGAGGCCGTACCACACAAGGATGTGGCCGTTCTTCTGGAGGCCGTCGATCCCGTGACCCATCGACGCAGGATGGCCGATCATCAGTTGGCAATCGCCCGTCTTCCAGCGATGCATGGCGTTGGTCAAAGACGTCTCGCTCTTGCACTCGGTCAGGTTGATCGGATCGAGGTGCTTGAACTTCTCCATGATCCTGGCGGCGTCTGACCGGTAGGCATAGGCGCACAGGATCGGTGAGCCGTTGGCCTCGTCGATGATGTCCTCAAGGGCTTGCAGCTTCAGGTCATGCACTGGCTCCCACAGGGGCATGCCTGCCACGGGGTACATGGCACCGTTGGAGAACTGGAGACACTTGTTGGTCAGTGATGCCTGGTTGAACGCCTCCACCGTGGTGCCACTGTCAAGCTGGATGAAGAACTCCTTTTCCATCTTCTCGTACTTGGCCCGCAGGTCATCAGGCATCTCGATCTCGATGTTGTTGATCATCAAGTCAGGCAGCGGGTTGTAGTCCTCTGCGCTCATCTCAAGTGTGATGTCACCGATCAGCTTTTTGATCGTGTCCTCGGTGTCCTCATAAGGCACCTCTTTGTACGGACCCACCTTGCGGTAAAACCTGGTCTTAAACTGGGTCTTGCTGGTGCCCAGGCGCTCACCCTTGTCCACCACCAAGAACTGACCATGCAGATCCTTGTAGCCGTTGGACGCAGGGGTGCCGGTGAGGCCGGTGGTCCAGTCGAACTTGTCCAGGATTTTCTTGACGGCTTTGACCCTGTTGGTCGCTGAGTTCTTGCACTTGCTGATCTCGTCCCAGACCACACCATTGAACGGCATGGGCTTGTCCTTCTTGACGAAGTAGGTCTGGAGAGTCTCGGCCAGCCAGCCCAGGTTCTCGTAGTTGATCATGTACACATCAGCGGGGCGCAGCAGGGCACGGGTGCGCTGATCCTTGGTGCCCGTGACCATGCTGAATCGCAGGTGCTTGGTGTGCTCCCACTTCGCAGCCTCTTGACGCCAGACCAGACGGATGACTCGGATCGGGGCGACGATGATCACACCGCGCAGGAAGCCAGAATTTACGAGATGCACAATTGAGGTGAGAGTGGTGACAGTCTTCCCCAATCCCATATCGGCCCATATCATCGAGTTGGGTCGAGTACATTGAAAATTGACAAGTTTCTTTTGATACTCGTGCATTAAATCTGGAGTTAATAACCGCATTACGTTACCTTGTTTAAATGTGCAAACTCACCAAAGTGTTCGATGGCTGCTTTGTTGTAAGCGAGTGCCGCTTCTTTCATGGTGTCAAACCGACCAAGGTGGCCATTCAATTGAGCCCTCCATTTCTGGGTAGCTTTGCAGAATGTCACACCTTTGTATTTGTGAACACGCGCTCTTGCGTTTCCAAGATTTTGAGAATGAGTGCAAGGGCGCAAGTTTTCGATTCTGTTGTCATCCCGATGGCGATTGATGTGGTCCAGTTCAGGAACAAAATGCCCGTGGTGATACATCCACACAAGGTGATGCACTCGGTATGATTTTCCATCAACCACTGCCACGCGATAACCCTTGGGTTTTACTGTGCCAATGACTGTGAACATGGGTGAACCTTTCACAGCTTTTCGGCGCAACAATCGTCCATTGTCATAGATGAAAAGTTCATGGAGTCGAGCTTGATTGATCATAATATTTACCAGAGTTGTACTCTATCCATGATACACGAAATCAGCACCCCATCACCATTACATCAATCATCAATTTACCCTCACTTACGTTGTCGATTACAAATACGTTTACTTTGTGTTCTCTGAGCCTGGTGTGTTCTCGTTCTTGTGCTGGCGTTGGCTTTTGGCCCTCACGCTTGAATTCACAGAACCACACAAGGCCATCTTGTCGGATGAACATACGATCAGGCACAGCAGCCCGTGCGGGGCTGGTGAACTTGTACGCAAGCACACCCTTGGAGCGGGCGTAGTCACAGACTTTGGATTCAATTTCCTTTTCCAACATTGCGTGTCTCCAGTTCGATCAGCAACTCGATGTAGTGCTTGGCCTTTTCCAGATCCGCGATGCCGTTCTTCTTGCGCCAGCGGCTCACGTACTTGACCACGTTGCCTTCCATGTACCCCATCGCGTTGGCGTGGATGTACTCGATGGGCTGGATCGGGAGATCCTTGTAGTGGTTGCCTTCAACCTGTTTGTCCAATGCGTTCATGCCAATCCCAGACATAATTTCTCCACTTCTCTTACGTAATAGTCAAAGTCCACTGGCAGTTTGCCAGCATCCCGAATGTCGTTGCAAGGCTGCACGCCCCACCCAGACTCCACGCCAATCTTGCGCCACACGCCAGGCTTGGCCTTGAGGGGTGGCATCCATTTAAACAGGTGCCCACCACCTTTGGCGATGTAGTAGCGCGTGATGTTCTGAAGCTGTGATGTCACTTCGCCATGCTCGATTGCCAGGTAACTGGAGCGTGGCACTTTGGTGCGCAGCATGAAGTCCATGATGTGCGGCCAGTTCTCCACAGTCTCGCGGATTGGTGCGCCATCGACCAACACCTTTTCGGCCACCTTGGGCACCACCAGACCACCTGCGTTTTGGTGCCACTGGACATCCCATTCATAAGCCCCTTTTCTTTTCACTCTTGGCATAACGGTTCCTTTTTCCAAACGTAACCCATGTACGTGGGCTTGTATCCATTGCACACCGAATAAATGTTTTGCCACTTGTAGTCAGGATTCGCTTTAATGATTTCTTTTACAGTGCTCCAAGTCTTTACAACCTCACCCGTGGTCCGGCATTGCGTAAAACGATACCGTTGTTTAATTTTTGAGATCTTCAACGCCATTGCTGTTTTCGCGATCAGATTTGTTTTCCACATTTTGGAGATTGCAGCACCTTGACGCTTTTTCCAGTCATCTGTGTAAACATCGCCAGCAGCATGTTGAGCTTTTTTGATTTCGGACATCTGTCGTTTTTTCTCATCCGACCAATGATTTCCGTAATTTGGGTTGTTATTGCCTTTAAACACTTTGCTTAATCGCTCACGAGTTTCACTGTGAACAATCATTGATGTGGACGAATCGCGTCTCAAATTAAACCCATGCTTGCGATCAGTTGTATTGAAATGATCCATCCAAAACAATTCGCGTTCCGCGATTGCAGATTCATCAACGATCTCAAAACTTTCCAGTATTTCTGTATGAAATGCTGACCAACCATATTTCTGAACAGCGCTGTATAAATGACGATTTACTGCTTTCAATCGGTGCTCAGCATTTGTAAGATTTGATTTATGATGAATCAATCTGCTTTCAACATTGACCGACTTACCGATATATCGCTTACCTGATTCGGTGTGGGTGATTGAATAAATGCCGATGGTCATTCAGCGTACTCCGCGATGTAATTGTTGCAATCACGTATGAACATGCGACGGTATCGTGCGTGTTCCAGTGACAATTGAGTTGCGTCTTGCCACCACTTGCACACGGCATTAGCCGATTCAACATAGTCAGGGTGAATGATGTATTCAAGACCATCAGTGTTGGCCATCACAATCTGAACAGTTGGAACTTTCATCAACTGCTCGGCCAACATGCACAACAACAACTGCCCGTTGAGCGTAATGCTCATGGTGAACAGCGGGTCATAAAACACAGAGAACCGATTATTGCTGTCCCCGTACACACCATTCAAAGCCAACTTAAGCATTGCGCTTTCTGCTGACTTTTTGGGATATTGCTTGCGTTGTTCAAACAGATGCTCATAGATCGTGCAAAAAGTTTTGCCAAGATGTTGAGGGTAAAAACCGTTCTTGATTGCAAGGTTGGGATAATAAGAGGTCACGTCCCATGACTCTATCACATATTGATCACAAGTCTCAAGAATTTCGTTCTCCACCGATCCATGGATACCGCCAAGTCCAAACACAAAATCGAAACCATTAACCCGAGCAACAACGTCATCAAAAACCCCTTTGGTTTCAGTGATTGTCTGATCCTTGAGCCAGCCCAGCACCCGATTGAACTCGGGATGCTCAAACGTGACCCATGGCAAGATGGCATCCTTGAGCGCCAGCCGTGGGCGCGGGGTCTGTCGAGGTGTGCGGCCCTTGGGGCCGAAGTCGTACAGCATGACACCGGCTTCTTCGAGCTTCATGGTGAAGAACTCTTTGCCGATCTTGGTGTCGTTGTAGTTGATCCAGTCCTTGCCTGGGTACAGGCGGCACAGCTCCTCGCGAAACTTGATCATGTCAGCGGTGTGGCCGAGAAACAGCTTGGTCTGCGCCACATCGTGCGCGTTGTACTGCTTGAGCTTGACGGCCTGCTCCTGTGTCAACTCGGTGCCCACCTTAAACGGCAGATCCTCGATGTTGTCAGAGCGCATGTTGAACTCGAGCACCTTAAGGCTGGTGGCTCGGGCCTTGTTGTCAAAGTGATGAATCTTGAACAGGTCCACCTGCTCAACGAATCGGTCACTCGGGTTGACCATGTGCATCCATCGGTCGCTGTCATCTTGCGAGTTGATGATGGCCATGGCCTTCTGGTACAGCGTGAAGGCATCGCTATGACCCATGCGGATCAGCGTATGCAGGACGGGGTAGTCGAACCCCAGGTTATTGAACCCGACCATGCGGGCGTTCGTATCCTTGAGATACTGGAGAAACGCAATGATTTCTTTGGAGTCGTTGCGCCAGGGTGTGATTTCAAAAGCGACTCGTAGCGGTGCTTCTGCGTGCTCCACCGCCAGCGTGAAGACGTTGGGGTAGGTTTCCAGGTCGAACACATAGTCGTTACTCATTTCAATACCACCATCTTTCCAGCAAAACCAGAATCACGCAACCGTTCGACATTTGATTTACCGTAAGCGATTAAACAACTTGGAGCATTTGCAACATCGGCCTGAGTTCCGTCAACGTAGCAAAACTTCAACCGACCTTTAAAGAAAAACACTGCGTCTGCACGTTCCCACACTTGCTCAAAAAAGCCAACGGTTTCAGTGCGGGCAAACACCAACGCAATACCGTCACCGTGGTCTGCAAGTTTGGAAAGCCATTTGAATGTTTCCCGACCGTATGGTGGGTTGCACCATACAGTACCGAACCAAGGCGCAGCAAGCCCGTTGTCTGCTTCATCGAGGTGGTATGTTGCCGTGTCCCAAGGACGACGAGCGCCAGGACTACACGGGTCAAGGTCAAAGGGTCCGAGAGTGTCGGTGATGTACTTTGGCGTCAGCCATTCATCATGACCATCAGTGATTGTGTTGAAATTTCGATTACTCATTACGGTTACTCAAAAGGTGGGGCCACTGGCCGGTCCCCCAGGAACCCCCAGGGGCAGTGGCCCCGATTTAATTACTGACCGCCCAAGAAGGATGGCAGGCCACCAAACGGTGCAGCGGGCATCGCAGGAGCCACAGCACCAAAGCCAGCAGGGGCAGCACCGGCCACAGCGCCGAACAGGTTCGACGCATCCACGGCACCTTCACCAAAGGCCACGTCATCAGCAGCAAACTGGACAGCGATCAGGTCGCAGCGGATGCCACGGCCGTGCTTGTTGTCC